AGAGTTATGTTAGCTGATCCATCAAATGAAACACCTGATATTGTTCTTGCTGTTTGTAGAGCTGTTGCAGTTGCAGAATTTCCTGATGTAGATCCTGAGCTTCCAGTTACATTACCAGTAACATTACCAGTTAAGTTTCCAGTAATTGTTCCACTTGCTGATATTGTTCCAACACTTATGTTAGGAGTTCCAGTTAAGTTTGCTGCTGTACTAGCTGCAATTCCTAAACCATCTACATAAGCCTTAGTTATTTTACCCTGAACTTCTGAAGTACTAGCTCCAGTATAAGTAAACACTCCATTTGAATTATCATAAACTAATGATCCTATTCCTGATGTTGCTGCTGAGAAATCTGTTAATCCTATTCCACTTGAAGTATTATTTAATGTTAGAGTTCCTGCTGTATCATCATAAACTGCACTAATTCCAGTTCCTCCTACAATTAAATTATTACCAACTTGGTCATCTACTCTTTCATTTGTAAAATACTGATTAGTTGAACCTTCAGGAACATCATCTGAACTTACTTGTCCTGCTCCAGTTCCAAAGTCAATTAAAGTATCATCAATTGAATCTGCTTTTATGCTAACAGCTCCACTAGCAACATCAAAGTTATCAGATGAGAAACTTGCAACACCTTTTGCACTTGTAGTTGCATCAGTACCTGCAATAGTTAAGTTAGGATAAGTACCTCCATTTGCTACACCATTTGAACCAGTTACTGAAACTGTTTGATCAGGAGAATCATTTGTAATTGTGAAATTTGGATATGTTCCACTTGTAGTTATGCCAGTTCCACCAGTTAAGGCTACTGTTTGATCAGGTGCTGTGTTAGTTAATGTTAAACTACCTGCAGCATCATTATATACACTTGAAAGACCAGTAGATGCAACTATTAAACTAGCTACTCTATCATCAGTTCTTTCATCTGTGAAATATTTGTTACTTCCCTCTGCAAGATCTGAAGTAGTTTTAGATGATAAATCTAAATTTGCACCAGTCTGTAAGTTTACTCTTGCATCTGCTCTTGCATCTGTAAAATATAAATTTGTCCCCTCAGGTAGGTTAGTTGTAGATTTTGCTGAAAATGCTGAATCAAATCTAGATTGAGTATAATAAAGATTAGAACCTTCTGTGATATTACTTGTAGATAATGAGATATCAGCACTACCATTAAATGCAACACCTGCAATATTTCTAGAAGTTAGTAAAGTTGTAGCTGTACTGGAATTTCCAGTTAATGCACCAGTAAAACTTGTAGCTGCTACAGAAGTTAATCCACTTATATTAGGATTTAATGAGATTGTTAATGCATTACCAGTAGAATTAGTAGATATTTCATTTGCTGTTCCTACTACTGATAATACTTCTGTATTTAAATCAATAGCTTGTTGTCCACCTGCATCACCTTGAAAGTCTAAATCTTGAACTCCTAACTGAGAATCTACATATGCTTTAATTGATTGCTGAGTAGCTAATGCTGTAGCACTATCTGAACTCATATTATCCTCATCCTTGAAATCTGCTATAGTAATTACTCCATCTGAAAGAGATCCAAATGTCAAAGTTCCTGAAACTGTTGTATTTCCAGTTATATTTCCACTCAAAGCTCCAACAAAGCTGTTTGCTGTTATTGTTCCAGTTGCTGTTAGATCTCCAGTATTGTTCATACTGATTCCAGTCTCTGTTCCTAATCCATCAGATAGAACTTTTAACTGAGAGGTCAATCCATCATTATCTCCTACCTTAATAAGTGAATCATAACTGGATGCTATTGATATTCCTGTTAAACTACTTGCCATTTTGTGTTATTTTAAATTTTTTATTTATATATCTCATTAACTTTATAATGTTCTTTTGCTTAGGTTTATATATTTTCATTCTTATCATACTATAAAACCCATCCTTGAAAAGTTGGTTCATCTCTATCAGGATATATATCATCATTTGTGTTAGATGTATATTCAGGATATGAAGTTTGATTAAAATCCATATAGGAAATAAACCTCCTAGTGTAATACTCTGCCATTGTTCTTTCCTTTTCAACTAGGAAATCTATCTCATTCTTACTAACTGTTTCTGCATTTTCTGAAACATGTTTAAATATCCCTCCATTCTTTATTTGATAAGCCCCAAAAGGTAAGAAATCAACCATTGCATAATGAATAAGCATAGGCTGAACATAATCTATTAGTAATGTTTCATAAACAGTACCTGCAATAGTCTTTGCACTTATTAAAGATGCTATTTTATCATATAAATCTGTACCTAAATAATGCTGAACATGTATCTCTTGTGCTATAGAGATGAAATGCATTAGCTTATCAGCTTGTACATTACCATCTATTATAGTATTTTGTACTAAATCATTCCTATTTATAAATAATACTGTTGCTGCCATTGTTATCTAGGTTTTAAAAATCCATTGTAATTCATGTCTTTAGGTTTTTCAGCTACTTTTTTAGCATTTTTCTCAGGTGTAAATCCACCTGCTATAGTACTAGCTTCAGCCTCTGTTATTCTTTTATCATTAGTTAGACCTTTATTAGGTAAAAACTCCCCTTGATCATTTCTTTTTCTAAAGTACACCACTCTATTCCATGCATGATGACAGTTTCCACCACCTTTGTAAAGCCAAATTGAATAAGTATCAGCACCTCTTGGTCCCCATCCTGCATTAACTACTTGATTATCCATAGCTATTATATCTTCTTTTCTATATATCTTTTTAGCTTTTAACATTTCTAAACAAAATGGTCTAGTGTTTGCTTGTTTTACTCCTGCATATCTATATCTTACTTTAAATAATCCTTTATCTTGCTCACTTTTACTAGCAGGTTTTGCTGATCCAGTACTGACAGTAAGTTGTAACATCTCATTTTGCTTATCATCCTTTTCATAATTAACTGAATCTTCAGATATTACCTCCCATGTATCAAGATCTTCATCTTCTCCCATGTCAATTAACAGCTTTGCCACATCTTTTGTTAGATGATCATAAGGTCTGTGTACCTTCATTTGCTTTTTTAAACTTAATTTCTGTCCAGTTTCTTCTTCTCTTGTTTCCTGATCTGTAACATTTGTTAAATCTGTAAACTCTAAAGGTTGTAATGTTTTGAAATATAGCTTTAATGATATATCATTGAATTCTAATATCTTATCAAAGGCATCAATCATAAGGTTTTGGTATGGTCTTATTACCATATTGTCCATAAGTACAGATGCTTTCTCCATTTCATCAGCATTATTACCCAAACCAGTATTGTTTTTAATACCTAAAAGCATAGGAGAAACAACTCTGTGAGATACTAATATCTTTTCTTGTGATTCAGTACTTAAAAATTGATATTGATTGTGTGCATCAGACAACTGTATTGGTTCTATAGTTGCTTGAGATTCTGTATTGTCATTAAATGATAGTATAAATCTTCCTGCATTAGTTGATCCAGTAAACTTTTCAGCTATTCTTCTTTCAATGATTGATCTTTCTTCTTCATTTGGAATACCATTATTCATGTTTATAATCATAGAAGGTGATAAACCATTCTTAATATTGTTCATGTGGAAGTTAGATACCTCAGCTTCTAGCTCTGCATATTGTAATCCACCAGTATATGCAGGAGGACTATAGTAATAGTAACCTGCTTTGTAAGGTTTAATAAATAATATCTCTATATTCTCTTTAGATGTACCAAATGCAGGTATTCTCTTAAGCTCATCAGATGACTTGTACTTGCTCCAATCAGGTGAATAGTAGTATCCTTCTATTTTACCTTTATCAGAGCTTATTTCAGCCCTTAAAGTTTCTACTGGCATATGTTCAATCTGTACTATCTGCTTTCTTCCCTTACCATAGATAATTTGTATTGCTGCACCACCCATTAAGTAGTAATCATAAATAACTTTCTTGATTACATCCTTATTCATTAAGCTAATCATCTTAGCATACTGATCAGGTTTTGCTTGGCTATTTAATGCATCTAATCCTCTGCCATATATCATTTCTGATATCCCATTAATACAGGCATGATTAGTTGGTGAACCCATAAAGGTGTCTATTAGGTATTGATAGTAATTGTTGTCCTCTCCATACATTACAAAATCCTTTCTTGGATCTTCTATGATTTTAGGTGAGGTATAAGTTGCTAACTTTAATACTCTAATATCTCCTTTAAATTTTTCTTTCCTATGTTGTCTGCTCATAATTATCCATTATATACTTTATAAGTGTTATCACCTGATGTACTTGCATCATATAATCCTTTAATTGGATCATAATATTCTGATGCCCTTTGTGAAATAGTCTGATCTGTGCAAAAAATTCTATCTTTATATATTATCTGTTTAACTTCTTCTCTTACAGATTCCCATTTACTATTTGCTAAGTTCCATTCTTCTTGTGCTGTTGCCCATGTTGCACCAATAGGTGTAAGAGCTTCATTCCAATTAATAGTAATGTCATTCCAAAGCTCAGTAACTTTGTTCCAGTTAGATCCTAATGAAAACAATTCTAATTCATAAAACTTACCTTCTTCTAAAACTAATGCAACACTTATATCACCAAAATCTCCTAGCTTACCTATTCCTACTTCCTTTGTTTGAGTTAGATTAGTTTCTTCATCCCTTATAACTAAACTTCCTGAGATTACAAATTTTCTAGGAATAAACTGAAAAGTCTGAGCTGATGTTGCTGTACTTAGAATTACCATACCTATATAATGATATTTATTTAATTTTTTATAAAGTGTAAGATTTTTTTATAAAAAAAAAGGAGACCTAAAAGATCTCCCTTAATTAGAAAAAAACACTTAACTATTATGATGTAGGAAAAGTACTGATTTGTGTAGTACTTGCTAATGCAGTTACTACAGTTGGTGTAACAAATGATGGAGGTGCTTTTTCAAGACCTTCAAATGTCAGATTGAATCCATTAAAGTCTCCCATTGCTGCTCCAACTGTAAAATTTCCAGTATTCAAAGTAGCTCCATTCACCTGTCCAACTAATAAGTAATTATCATCATTATCAACAACTACTATATGTGGTCTGCCAACTGCTAACAACTTAATTTCTTCACTTGTTGCTCTATCATAATACTGTAATTGTAAAGTTAAGGTTTCTGTATAAAAAGTAGTACCATTTTCAGTAGAACTTGTTACAGTAGTATCTAAGTTTGATGTTCCTCTTAAATCATACTCAAAGAAACTAGGTGTACCACTAAATGCAGTTATTAATCCTGCTGATTCAGTAATTGTTCCTAATGTTCCAAAGTCTGCAAAGTAAACTGTTTTTAGACCTCCTGCTTTATTTCTACATGGTACTATTCTACCTGAAGTTATATTACAACTCATATTATTTTATTTTATTTTGTAAGTATTAGGAGGCTATTACACCTCCTATTTACTTGGATTATTAACTCTATTAATTATGCTTGGTAAAGAACTATCTCATTACCTAATCCATACTGGATTCCATATGCAAACCTTGCAACAAATCTAGCATTTCTATCACCTAATGTTTCAGAAGTGTCAATTACTCTAATTTCATTCATATCTGATAATACAGAAGTTCCAAAGTATAAGTTTGAAGTCTGTGCTATTGCCATTGTGTTTGTTGACATACCTGATGCCATAAAGATAGGAATACCATCAAAAGTTAATGCTTGGTTATTATACCACATTTGACCTCTGTTTTCATATCCACCTCCAAAACCTAAAGCTAGACCACCTAATGCTCTAATGTAGTTTTTCATTACATCTTTAGAAACATATAATTTAAGATCATCCTTAGCATAGATTGTATTTGGACATAAATCTAAAGTAGCTCCCATTTTTGCAACAACATTTGCTGCTGTAATTGCTACTGGATTAGGCACATCAATAATATCTGCATCTGCAGCCCATAATGTTTCATATCCATCTATCTCTCCTGCATTTCCTGTTACTCCAGTCCATATATTTGTTTCAACACTTGCAGCAATTTGATCTGCAAAGTTAGCAATTATAAAGTCTGAAAAAGATGAAGGCATGTTAGTAAATGCACTTACTCCTAATTCTGCTGATTCCCATGAATCTACAAATTGCTTAGTACAAAAAGTAGTATTTACTTGAAATTCCTCAGTTTGTAATACTCTTTCTGTGATTGCCACAGTTCCTTGATCATCATAATCACAAGTACTGTTTTTAATTAATCCTGATGCAGCTACCTTTTGTATAACACTCTTGTGTTTTACATTTGGCATAACAGTTACTCCACCATTCTCTAGTGTTGTTCCTGAAAGTAAAGAGCTGGCTATATAAAGTTTAGCACTAGCACCAGCATAGCTAGTTGTTATTGTTGGTTTACTCATTTTTTTTGAATTTTAAAATTTATTTTTGACTTATTTTTTTGATAATTCTATCAAGACTGGTTTCCATTCTGTTTGATGAAAATTGAAACTCCATCTCTTTAGATTTTGACTCAGGACTGTGTGTTATTGGCTGAGCAGCAGGTGTTGCTGATAATTCAGTTTCTAACTTTTTGATTTCCTCTTTATGTGTTCCTAAAACTTCTGATAGATTGGTTCTCATTTCCTCTACCATTGATTTTAGTTCATTAAATTCCTCTTTTGATGGATAATTTGTAGCTAAATCTTCAGCCTTAACATCTTCTTTAGATGTTTCAATCACTTCTTCCTCTACTTCTGTAGTTGAAATAATGCTATCTATTAGACCTTCTTCTTTAACTACAACTGATCTTCCATCTTCCAAAG